GAAGACATTCAAAAGAATACAGCAGAGGGGGTTGAAGTATTAAAAAGCACTAACACCATGTCACAGGATCAACTAATTGACAGTTTTGCTTACACATGGAAACTAATAGGTCTTCACAGTTACGGTATAACAGACCTGATAGCAATCTATCTATATAAGAAACACAATGTGAAATATCATGTGTTCTATGACGAGTTGTTTGATAGAATATTTGCTGACAAAGAGTACAGTATGTGGAACGAAGATCTAAAAACAGAATTAAAAAAATGGCATAAGACAGGATTTTATGACGTCACAGTCGGCGATGAATTAAAAGTATATAGTTGGCAGTTGCCTCATCATTTAGGTATGCTTACTCATTATCATCAAAGTATAGAAAAAATACAAGATATTGTTGTTGATTATGTAAAAAATAATTACAGTATAGATAATGACGTGCTAGATGACTACTTGACTATTAACAACTCACGTATAAAAACATGGGGCAAGTATATAAGAGGTCATAAGCATATAGATACCAAAACAAATCTACTAGAATACACAGCAGGTAGAGAAGAATTTAGTAATCAACCAACTAAATATGTTGCGTACGACAGAATTGGTGGAGACTTTCCAACATCATTAGAGCGACATACTGATAGTATCTTATATGGTAGACATAGACTGTGGTACCTAAATGTGCTGGAAAAACTTTCTTAACTACTAAAGTACAAAAGAGATAAATACTTCTATATCGGAGAGTAAACTTGGCAGACGAAAATAAAATAATCATATCTAGAATGCAACAACGTAGAGGAAATCGTGTAGATTTGCCTCAACCACTTCGCCCTGGCGAAATTGGATTAGCATCAGACAGCAAAGAAGTATTCATAGGTTTAGATCCTGCTATAGGAATTACTAAACAGAATGCTAATGCTGTTAATATTAATAATATTGTAGGCGGATATAGTTATACCAATGGGTATTTAAATAACAATTTTATTAGATTAATACTGCCTAGCAAACGTTTATCTCCTGGAACATTCGATGGAACATCCAATAGTAGCATTTATACACCAAGTAGTGCTAGTAACCAAACGCATGGTAAAACAGTATTTGGTACTAACGTAGGCGCAACAAATATTGTTAATATTTTTGATAACGCATTTTTCCAAAGTACTGATGTAACAGTTACTAAAAACGGAACATTGCTTACTACAAACGCAACTAGGACAACAGCAAATTTACTATCAAGTGAATTTATTATTTCATCAGATACAAACTCCAAAACAGCAAATCATACAATAGTATTTGGTACACAGCCGACAGGCAGTGATGATTTTACTGTTACTTATTATAATAATGCTGACATTATTTCTGCTATTGTTGACTCTTCATCAGACAGCACTATAGGCAGTACTGATGTACAAGGCTTTTATCAGCAATATTTTACTGGTACTAATATACCAGATACAAGAAAATTAAGTAACGCCTATATCTTAGCAGACCACGTTACAGGAACAGCATTTATTGGCTTAGAAGATAAGCATTTAGAAGTAGTAGCATATAGTGGTACAGTTACATCACCATCAGGTTTAACATTAACAGGCAATATTACAGCAACTAGAAGTGCTGGTACTAATCTAGATATAGCATTATCAAGTTATACTACACTAACAAGTGTTATAACAGCAATTAATAATGCCTCAAGTAATACATGGCTAAAAGCGTCTGCGGAAACTGACACTTCATGGACATTATGTTCAACAGATGGATCAGAGTTTAACGTAACAGCAATAGACAGTGACTTAAATATTGCTACAGGTAACCGTACAAAAGCATTAGATTCCATTAAAGGCAAACTAGAAGCATGGGTAAGTAACGCAATAGCAAGTACAAGTTTTAATATGTTTACTTCGGCACAAATTAAAGGCACAAAGTATAACTCAGGTGCTACTAACATAGAAAATTATGCTAATGTTACAGCATCTTCCGACGCATTATCAGTTACATTTACAGGTAACAAAGAAGCAGAAAACTTTTCTTATATATCAAATAGATTATATTTTGCTAACGCCGATGCCGATGTAACCGGACTGACCAATGTAAAATCAAACCAAAGATTATTAACAAACGACGATTATGACCTACTACTTAGTGGTTCAGCAGACTCAGGATATACTGCTCAAACAGTATCACTTACTGCCGGTGAAGTAGGCAAAGTAGTTGATACATTCGAAGCAACAGTTTACGACTCAGCAATTATTGAATACTCAGTGAAGGCAGTTGGCGCAAGTGCCAGTGACGGCTATAGTAGAACAGGTACATTACAAGTTACAGGCGACACAGGTTTGGCAGACGCGGCATTAGTTGATAACGGTGTTGTCATAGATAACAACTTTACAGGCACAGTAGACTTTACAGCAAGTATGAACTCAGGCACAATTGAAGTTAAAGCAACCAATACACTAGCATCGGGCGGCAATAGAGCGGCTACCATTAAATATCTTGTTAGAAAATGGTTGGGATAATTGCTTGACACAATAGTCAACTCGCAAAAGCGAATAACAGTTTGGCGTAATTTCAAAAAGCAAGACCTAGATCTAAATCAAATTATTAGTTTTATAGGCAGTATAAAGACAACCGAACGTGGATTTGATTTTTATACACCAACGGATTGGCCGTTATGTTGGCAAATAATAAGTGATTCAATGTTTTGCCATAGTGGTAAAGCATTACTACTACATGATACCCTTGTACACACAGGATATTTAGATCCTGAAACTGTTACTTGGTTTGTAGCAGATAATTTTGAATTTGGCCAAGTAGGACTTGCTTTTTCAGACGGAGTATGTTACTATAACATTTTACCGAATCAAACTGTAAAAAGAGAAGATTTAGATAATTACATACGAGTATTAGAAAAGATTAAACATAACAAACTAGACAAAATTAAACGATGAAAGTAACCAAACGTAATGGACACAAAGAAGACTTAGACATTAACAAACTGCATAAAGTTGTGATGTATTCAACGGAGAACTTAACAGGTGTAAGTGCTTCGCAAGTCGAAATAAACAGCCAAATTCAATTCTATGATGGCATATCGTCAGTCGATATACAAGAAACATTAATAAAAAGCACAGCAGATTTAATATCTGAGGAAACACCAAACTATCAATATGTAGCAGGTAGACTGATTAACTATCACCTACGCAAAATGGTATACGATAGTTTTGAACCACCGTGCTTATGTGACATTGTACAGAAAAATATAGACGATGGCTTTTACGACTCTGAATTTACAAAACTATACTCCAAAGATGAGATTAATCAACTCCAGTCCTATATACATCATGAACGAGACGAAGATCTAACGTATGCGGCTATGGAACAATTCCGTGGCAAGTATCTTGTACAGAACAGAGCAACAGGGCAGATATACGAAACACCACAAGTAGCATACATGATGATAGCGGCTACATTGTTCGGCAAGTATCACCCTAAGAAAAGAATGGCGTATGTTAAATCATACTACGATGCTATCAGCACATTTAAAATTTCCTTGCCTACGCCAGTTATGGCAGGTGTAAGGACACCACAGAGACAATTTAGTAGTTGTGTGCTTATTGAAACTGATGACAGTTTGGATAGCATTAACGCAACGTCTAGTGCTGTAGTTAAGTATGTAAGTCAAAAGGCAGGCATAGGCATAGGTGCCGGTAACATTAGAGCAATTGGTTCACCTATTAGGAGTGGAGACGCAACTCACACAGGAGTGATTCCTTTCTACAAACTATTCCAATCAGCAGTTAAGTCATGCTCACAAGGTGGAGTACGTGGTGGTGCGGCAACACTATACTATCCTATTTGGCATTTAGAAGTTGAAGATATGCTTGTACTAAAAAATAATAAAGGTACAGAAGATAATAGAGTACGTCATATGGATTATGGTGTACAGTTTAACAAACTGATGTACGAAAGACTTATTACAGGCGGTAACATTACGTTGTTCTCACCTAAAGATGTACCAGGGTTATACGATTCATTCTTTGTAGACCAAGACAAGTTTAAAGAGTTATACGAACAAGCAGAACGAAAGACATCTATTCGCAAGAAAACTATTCCTGCTATTGAACTGTTTAGTAACTTTGTACAAGAAAGAAAAGACACAGGTAGAATATACTTAATGAATGTTGATCATGCTAATACACATGGAGCATTTGTAGAAGAGGTAGCACCTATTAGACAAAGTAATTTATGTTGTGAAATTAATTTACCAACTAAACCACTTACTCATATTAATGATGAAGAAGGCGAAATTAGTTTATGTACATTAAGTGCTGTAAACTGGGGTATTATTAAAGACTTCGATGAGATGGCTAAAGTATGTAAGTTAGCAGTGAGAGGCCTAGATGAATTATTAGACTATCAGCAATATCCTGTGTTAGCGGCAGAACTTAGCACAATGAATAGACGCCCTCTTGGTATAGGTATTATTAACTTTGCTTATTGGATGGTCAAACACGACATGACATATCAAGAGCCAAACTTAGAATTAATTGATGAGTGGGCAGAAGCATGGAGTTACAGTTTAATCAAAGCCAGTAACAAACTAGCAATGGAAAAAGGTGCTTGTCCTAAGACTATGGAAACAAAATACGGACACGGTATTACGCCTAACCAAACATATAAAAAAGAAGTTGATGAATTAGTCAAACATAAAGAAAGACAAAACTGGAAAGAACTAAGAAAGAATCTTAAAGAGCACGGTATTAGAAACAGTACATTAATGGCATTAATGCCAGCAGAAACGTCTGCACAGATAAGTAACAGCACGAATGGAATCGAGCCACCGCGTGGATACATTAGTATCAAGCAAAGTAAACACGGTGTACTAAAACAAGTTGTACCAGGCTTTCCGTACTATAAAAACAAGTATGATCTATTGTGGGATCAAAAGTCACCACAAGGCTACTTAAAGATTATGGCTATATTACAGAAGTACATAGATCAAGGTATTTCGGTAAATACATCATACAATCCAGAACACTACGAAGATGAAAAAGTACCAATGAGCGTACTGATTCAGGATCTCTTAATGTTTTATAAGTATGGTGGTAAACAGTTATACTATAATAATACATATGACGGACAAGGTGAGATTGACATTAACAAAGATGATAAACTAGAAGATCTACCATTGGGGGAGATCGATGACGAAGACTGTGAGAGTTGTAAAATATAAATGAGCGTACTTAATACTAAATCAAAATATACTGACAAGAGTAAAATGTTTTTATCAGGCGACATGGGCATTCAGCGATTTGATGTTCTTAAATATAGACAGTTTGATAAACTTACAGAAAAACAATTAGGGTTCTTTTGGAGACCAGAAGAAGTCGACATTACCAAAGATAGCAAAGACTTTAAAGACTTAACAGACTTTGAACAACATATCTTTACCAGCAACTTGAAGCGACAAATACTACTTGATAGTGTACAAGGTCGTTCACCTAATCTTGCTTTCTTGCCTATAGTAAGTCTACCAGAATTAGAAACCTGGATCGAGACATGGGCATTCAGTGAAACTATTCACAGTAAAAGTTATACACATATCATAAGAAACGTATATCCTGACCCGAGCAAAGTTTTTGATGAGATGATGAGCGTAAACGAGATTGTAGACTGCTCAGACAGTATTACAGAATATTATAATTCGTTAATTGAATATAACAGATTAAGGGATTCAGGTAGTGCTAAGTACAACGAATACGAACACAAAAAACGTATTTGGATGTGCTTGATGAGTGTAAACATATTAGAAGGTGTACGTTTTTATGTATCCTTTGCTTGTAGTTGGGCATTTGCTGAACTTAAGAAAATGGAGGGTAATGCTAAAATTATCAAACTGATTGCTAGAGATGAAAACGTTCACTTAGCAAGTACACAACAAATGCTGAAACTTTTACCACGTGAAGACAAAGACTTTGAGAAGATTCGCGAAGAGACATATGACGATTGTACAAAACTATTTTTAGATGCTGTAGAGCAAGAAAAGAATTGGGCAGATTACTTATTCAAAGACGGTAGCATTATTGGACTAAACGCAGAACTGCTTAAACAGTATGTAGAATTTATTGCTGGCAAAAGGATGCACGCCGTAGGACAAGAAAAAATATTTAACACTGGTACAAATCCATTACCATGGACTCAGGCATGGATCACAGGTGGTGAAGTGCAAGTAGCACCACAAGAAACTGAAATTAGCAGTTATGTTATTGGTGGTACAAAGCAAGACGTCGACAAAGAATCCTTTAGCGGATTCTCACTTTAATATAAATATTCACATACACAGAGGAAACACATGTTAATACAAAAACCACACGCCAAAGGCGATATTGTCACTATTAAATTAATCAGCGATACTGAAATTATTACACGTTTTGTTAGTCAAGACGATAAAGGTATTACGTTTGAAAAACCAATGGCTGTAAGTATTACTCCACAAGGACTAGGACTAATGCCATGGTTATTTAGTGCAGATGCCGCCAAGCCAATTACTATTTCTATCGAACAAGTATTTTGTACTATGGACACATTAAAAGATCTTGCTGATCAGTACATCGAAGGCACTACCGGAATAACCCTAGCAAAGGCATAAATACTATTATGCCAATAGCCGCCACAAAAAGTATGTCAATCGCAGGAGGCCCTGTTATGGAGGGAACTGAACGAGTCAAGATTGAAGGTATGGCCGCCGCCCGTGAAGGCGACCCTATACAAGCACATGGTAAGTCACCACACGCCAAAGTTACAATAGCAACAGGCTCTGATAAAGTCACAATAGACGGCAAGCCGGCGGCAAGAGCAGGTGATCCTGCTACATGCGGCCATGAACTAACAGGTGGAGCAGTCAGAGTTAATATTGGATGATTCCAACAGCCACAGTAGGCATAACTAAAGAATCAAAGTTATACTCTACTCCAATTACACAAGACCTAGAAATTAAAAATGCGTATGACTTTCGTGGACAATTAATTTCTCAATTTAGACAAAATCCTTTTGGTGAACGACTGTCGCATCTAACAGCAGATATTTCGCTACCCTATACAACTACAACTATACCCACTAATCCCAACATCGAAAACAATGTAGTAGACTATGTCGAGTTACATCTACGAGAATATTTACAAGAAAACAATTATAATTTATTTCTAAGTGGTGGTGTTGATAGCGAAAATATTGCCAACATACTAATAAAAGGTAATATCAGATTCACACCTATAATTGTAACATACACACATCAAGATAAAGTGCTAAATGATTATGATATAAAATACGCATTTGACTATTGTAAGAAACAAAACATAACCCCGACTATAATTGATATTGATATAATAGATTTTTTTAATTCAGGTAAGTGTATGAAATATGCTCGTGAATATCAATGTGTAAGTCCACAATTTTCGCCTATTTTGTATGCGTTTGATCAGATTGACGGCAACATATTATACTCTGGACATCAAAAAATATTTACAAACTTATTGTATAATGCTAGGAAATACTCCACAGACCTAGAATCTGTTTTAAGTGATTTTAGTTATAATAACGACTTGCTTAACGATATAGATTTTATGACAAAGCCTACATCATTATGGGTATTTGATAAAGTGTTAAATAAACGCAACGATAACTCTATCTCAGATTTTTATAATTGTACTACTGACATGGCGTTAACATTTACTAATAATATGATTAATCATACAGCAGTCACATTCACAGAATTATTGGATTATAATGTGTGGCAATACCGAGACGGTATAATGGCACATGGCTTTAACCAAGTAGATAATCCTAAAAACTTTAGATCATTTAAAAAAGATAAATACAACTTTAAAGTAAATCACATATACACACCAAACAACTTGTTCGCTTTACCTAGAACTAAATATACTGGCTTTGAGGGTATCAAAAAGTTCTATTCAGATAAATACTTAGGTAAAGACATGTTACTCCAAGAGTTTGACAAGTATTTTAGAGAAACAATGTCCCGATCGGTTACAGTTTTTGACAATGAAGCAAACCAGATCGTAA